GCTCCTTGATCTTGTCGAAAATCTTCTTTCCGAACTTGAACAAGAAAACCTTGCCTTCATTTTGCGGACGCTTGGCGTCAGAGATCACAAGAACGTTTGCAATGTACGTCAACTTGCGCTTTTGCTTGCGAGCAATTTCTTTGTTTGCTTCAATACCTGAGTTCCACAGAACAGTGTTGTACTCAGAAACAGGATCGGTCTTGCCAAGAGTTGTGAGAGAATTCTCAATATACCAACCACCTGGACCTTGGAAACCATGTGACCAGATCTGGACCCACGGAAGACCATCCTCACCGTCGACGGCTGGCGTATCGAGAAAACGGACAACTGCGTATCCGTTGCCAGCAGCATCAACTTCAGGTTGCCAGAAACGTTCATCGACGTTCTTGCCACCACCATTACCTGCTGAAGATTGCTCAACTGCTTTCTTCAACTTGTCAAGAGATGAACTCTTGTTCTTTAGACTTGATAGACTCATATGTATTCTCCGTATAGCGTTGTATTAAATGTATATCGACTTGTCCACTTTTTCATCATTACCATACTATTATATATCATTTTTTCTCAAAAGTAAAATCACAATCTTTTAATTTTGTATTCACTTTTATATATGAACAAAAATAAATTTACCAATCTTTCGATAACAAATGGAAAATTTATTGTTATTCGTTCTCTATAGTTAGTGCCTGTATTATACAAATAAGCATTTAACTCAAGATCATTATTTGCTATTGTGATTGCTGTTTCTAAGAATACAATCCATTGATCCCAAAATTTGTTGTTACCAATGTAGTAAGAACAATATATGAAATTATCTTTTTCAAAATGTTCTTTGTTTATATCAATATCATATCCCATTTTGTTTAAAAGACGGTTTGTGAAATCAATCATTCCAGGATGATGACAGTCGCCTTGAGTAAAGGGATTAGAAAATTTAGTCACCTCATCAAAAAATGGATTAACATGATAAACGTCATAATCTGGATTATTTAAAATTGAATCATAGAGTTGCTTGCCAGAAATTTTTGTTTTTTCTGCAAATCTCCAACTCAGCATCCCCCAATATCCATCAAAATGTCTATTCTTAGAATAAAGATCAAGTATGATTGGATATTCTCGAAGTTCTGGTTTATCATTAGCCATATTGTTATATGGAATGAACATTTTATCTAGAGAAGCGAACTGCTGTCCCATGAAGAAAGATTGATAGATCTTAAGGCGCATGATTCACCAAATAATCTTTAGTTAGTGTTTTATACTTATCAACGTTCACATTCAAGAAGGCACCATACTTGCGCACCTTTCTTGACACTTTGGGATAGATGATATCATCTGAAATCTTCTTGTCCCAAATTTGGATAAAGTTGAAGATGTTATTCAGAATCACAAGAGTCTCAATCGTTACATCTTTTTGGAGAAATGCCACTAACAATTTTGGAAATTGTCCATCTTCAACTTTAAATAGATTGTTAAACTCTTTCGGATCAGGGCAAATCTTTTGTAAATCTTCAATATAGATTTTGCTCATGGAATCGGTGGTTCGTTTCCAATCCCTATAAGTTTCTTCAGCCTGGTCTTCAAGCAATGACTTGGTCCAATTATCATCACTGTGTACAAAATTAGCAACCAGAAATGGAACCATTTCATCGTCGCGATACTTCCGCGCAAGGCGGTGGAATAGAAACTTGTCACGACGTTTTTGAAATGCATCTACTGATACTCGAGTTTTGCCATCATATTGAAAGAAGTTATAACTCTCTGACGTGAAGTGCAGCTTGATGGCTTGATAGATGCAATACAAATCGTAACCGTTCATGATTTAAATATCTGAAATGTTTGAGACTAGAGTAATTCTACCTTCTGCGCAATTATTCTTCGGCACAAAGTGCTCAATCCATGCATCGAATATTAATAACATTCCCTTTTTAGGAGGAATCGAGAATATCTTTGCATTATGCATGGTATGTCTTATGATTGGTTTGTTAATAAATCTATGATGTGGTCTAGAATCATCAAAGCATATTGGTGAAGATCCTTCGGGCGTTTGCAAATAAAATACACTTGAGTATGAACAGTTTGGGTGGAAGTGAGGCAGATGCTCGTCATCTTTTACCATTTCGCTCGCAAAGGTTGTGATTGATTTTATATTCATCAGATCATAACCCTTAATTCTGTTAAAGTTTTGAACATGATCGCATATAAAAGAATTATATAAACCAAATTCTTCTAAATTCCCAATACTTTTACTTGGGTCATAGTTGAATGTGCTTTTGTATTTGAAGATAGTAGATGCTGCGTACCTTTCGTCGCTGAGATATTTTTTCGCAAGTGGCAGCATCATATCTGCCAGTTCTACATCTTCCGCCACATACACTGATGTGGGGAAAAAATTTTCTATCTTCACATTACTCACAAAGGCAACTTACTTGATCTCGGTAAGAATCGTAACTCCATTGCTTCACCTTGAATGATGCTTTTAAGAGAATCATTAATTAGTGTAGCAGCAACTTCAATTTCTAGATTATTTCTTTCACAATATGAAGTGATTGCATCCATATGATCAATCTTTTCTGAAATTGCCAAGTTCATAATCATCATAGAGAAGTTATTCTTTTCTTCGCGGCTTGCCATTCTATTAGACCTCATATGCACTCAAGGAATTGTTCAATTGCTGAGTCACACGAACAAAAGTAGTTCGCTTGCTCAGTTCTTTCAATTCACTTGCCCCCACATAAGTACATGCCGAACGAAGTCCACCCAAAATATCTTGCATCGTAAGTTTCACCTCGCCACGATATGGAATCTCTACGGTCTTGCCTTCAGATGCTCTGTAATTAGCAACACCACCATTATGTAAATCCATTGCAGTATCAGAACTCATGCCGTAGAATTTATTTCCACCAAGTGGTGATGCACCACCTTCCTTGTGACCTGCCAACATTCCACCAAGCATCACGAAATCGGCTCCCGCAGCAAATGCTTTCACTACGTCTCCAGGAACGGAACACCCTCCATCCGCTATGATGTGACCCTTGAGACCATGAGCAGCATCAGCACACTCGATAACCGCACTCAACTGCGGGTAGCCGACGCCTGTCTTTTTGCGTGTAGTGCAAACAGAACCAGGACCAATACCAACCTTCACGATGTCAACACCTGCGAGAATTAGTTCTTCTGTCATTTCTGGTGTGACGACATTACCTGCCATCAATACAACATAAGGATAACGGTCGCGGAAATGGCGAACGAAATTTACAAAGGCTTGTGTGTAACCATTCGCAACATCAATACAAACTCTCATGTATCGATTTCCAACGGTATTGTATACATCATCGAATTTCTTTAAATCTTCACTGGAAGTGCCAAGAGAATAAATGGTGCTATCTAATCTTCGCGTAAAGTGACTAATTAATTCAGGCGCACCATAATGTTTAGTCAAAGCAACCAAACAATTATGTTTGGCGAACTCTAAATCCATTTCGAAAGTACCAACACCATCCATGTTGGCAGCAATAATTGGAACACCTTTCCAACTATTGCCACTTCTGAAAGTAAATGTTCTTTCTAGATTTACTTCGCTTCTTGAAGAAAGACTAGATCGTTTCGGAGTGATGAGGACATCTTTATAGTCCAACTTAACGTCTTCAATGATTCTCATAGAACCTCAATGATAAAATATATGATTGCCAATCTTGCGAATCAATTTCTTCTTTTCTGCCCAAGAAGGATCAACATACTCTGCGTGAAAATACTTTGCAGATCCAATTATACCATACTTCCTGTCTAAAATCAATATAGTCTCTGCAATTTGCAAGGACTCTTTCCATGCCGCACGATTGATAATTGCTTTCTTGCCTTCACACACCCAAGAAAATTGGCAAGTACCTTTAGTCTTTTGATAGACGACACCACAAACAGAACGAGGGAATTGCTTGCTCTTGACGCGATTCATCGTCACTTCAGCAACTGCAATTTTACCAGCCCGTGGTTCGCCCTTTGCTTCGAAGTAAATGTTCTTCGCAAGGCAATCGACCTCTCGCATGACTTTTTGCTTTTCGTCATAACTGAGTTGCAAGAATTTCATCTCGCGAGACATATCATTGACTTGGGTAGCAAGATATGTATTCTGAGTTTGATATGCTGACAGTTGAGCAGTCAGGGATGCTTCTTGTATTGCTAACATTCTGTATGGTATAAAGATTCCGAAAAATATTAGGCAGAATAATCCACCCCACATACAGAACAAATTGTGATTGCGATCAAAATATTTTTCAACATTATGTAATATATCTA